TAGTTGTCGTAGTTGTCGTAGTTGTCGTTATTCTTTGTTTTGGTGCTGATAAATCGTCTTAATCCACCACCAAAATTCGCCCACGTTAAGGGTGTGGCGCATCGTATTTGTCTGATTACAGACCAATTGAATGTTGTTTTTGACGTACCCCTCGAGGTTATTTATGCGATCGATCGAGGCGTTGAAGGCGGATTTGCCGCCCTCATTAGTTCGATGATGGGTCATGTACAAACCTGAGATTGCGCACCTCCCATTTTGGGACTCCCATAAATCGATGACATCCTGCGGTTTGATTTCCCAGGTAAAGTTGCTTTTTAGGCGTTGGCTTTTTAATTGTGCCGTGAGTCGGCGGAGGTATTTGGTGTGGTCTTCGTTAACGCTGCGCTGTCGAATAAGGCGCAAGCATTCTCGGCACCGCTTGGTTGCCAACTCGCTCTCATAAAAATCAGCAGCGAGCTTTGCTTGCCCACACAGGTAACAGGTTATTCGATCATCCATTGAGCAGCATCTCCGACTTCTACGTACTTGCGCAATCTGCGCTGACTGTCGGCCCGCTCAACGACCTTGAGCTCACGATTCTGGATCCAGACCGCGAGCAGTTGTTTAATCTTACTCTTATTTTCCGCGAGGGCAGCGTCTAATCCAAGCACGTCTGCTATCGCGATTCCCGCCCAATTCTTAGACCGCACGTCCTCGCGCCACTCGCCCTTACCGATGGCCGTTTGCACTGCATTGAGGTCCGCCACGGTGATCTCAGCGAAAGGATCAGGCCATTCCCAGCTCTCAGGCACGCCCACGTTATCGCCGTTTGCGAGCTGCACGCTGATCATCTGCCGCCATGAGCTGTCGCGACTAGGCGGCGCCAGGTTGTCTTTACTGTCGCCTTCCCTGCTGTATCGCCATCGGTCAGCCTCATCAACGCCGCCGTTGCGCGCTTCTTCATAGGTCATACTCATCAATCGCCTGACGTGTCTGGCGGCGTCCGTCAGCGCGGATGCGCCCCTGGCGTCGCCATAGCTTGCTGACTGGCCGTTCTGGGCTTTCCTGACGTGATGCACGAGCTCGACGGCGCAGTTGCCCTGCTCTGCTATTTTGCCCCAGGTTTTGACAACCAGGTCCATCGCCCCGTTGTCGTTCTCATTCAGCTTATGACTGCTAACGAACGGATCGACGATGATGACATCGATTGCGTGCTGCTTGATGTAGTTAAGAATGATGTCTGCGGCCGGTAAGATGATTGGCTCGCCGCCGCGGTTCTCAGCAATAACGACTGAGCTGTCGCGACCTGAGTTCACGAACAGGCGCCCATTGTATTCTTCTGGCTTGATCCCGTGATGCACGGCAATGCCCGCCAAGCGTCTTTTTAGCTCATCTAAAGGGTCTTCCAAATTCCAGACCCATACCTTCCGCTTGGGCGTTTCTATCCCCAAAAGCGGTATTCCGGACGCCATAGCCATCGCTTCTGTCAATGTTAGCGCCGTCTTTCCGGTTCCGCCGGCAGCGACCGTGACGCTCAAAAATTTGCGTATATAGTGCCGGCCATAAACCCACTCTCGCCTGGGCAATGCTGCGATGTTGCCGATGTCCAAGGCAATCGGCGCCAGAGCATCAGTGATCTGAGCGATCTCTTCGGCTGTCGCGACTTCTGGTGTTTGGTCCCAGCCTTTATCCCGGGCGCCTTTAATCGCCACCTTAAACTCTGCGAAGGTTTGCTCATGCGTGTAGCCTGGCTGTGTCCAGCCCGTTGCAGTGCGCAATATATCCTCGTCGGTCAGCCCGGCCTGGACCTGAGAGCCCACGTACCGGATCATGTCATCGTGCCAGCCGCCCTCGCTGGCTTCGACCAGAGGCTTGGGCTTGTTCTCGGCGCTAATCTTGTCGATGTCAGCAGCCGACAACATCGGCAGCTCTCGCCAGTCGCCATCGACGCCCTTGTCGATCGTCTCTTGGTAGATAGCGCCGCTAGCGTGAACACTGCCGGCAGCAATGACGATCCCGCCCTTACCGCGCACATCAATCTTGGCTTCTGGATCGGTCGAGTTGCTGATATCGAAATTTGGATTGGCCTGGTAGTAGAAGTGCCGACCGCGTGCTGTCGCGACTGTTCTTGGCGTATAAGGCAAGTTCTCTCGGACCCAGGCTTCTGCATCAGCACTGTCGGCGTCAATCACCACGATCTCTTTTCCGGTTACATGGGCGAAGTTGCAGTTGGCAAACCTGGCGCTGCTGGTGAAGTACTCAAATTCATCGACCGTGACTTCTTTACTTTGGTATTTTTGCCAAGGAATCAGCGGGATTTTCTGGTGAGGGTGAGCCGGGATTATCGTTAGCCCCTGCTCAAAGAGCTCGCGCGCCTTTTCCGCAGGCGTTGCTGGCGCCTCAATCATCGATTTCGGCCCACAAATCAGGACGAATTGCAGATTTTTTTATATCCCGTAATGATGATATCTCAGCGGCCCTCTCGGCGGGTATACCCTTCTCGCTCCGCTTCCACTTGTAGACGGCATTCCTACTGAGGCCGAGCTGTGCGGCCATTTCACTTACATTTATTTCGGACCAAAAGGTGTCTGGTGTCATCGTTCCCGCTCGCCTAAAAAAACTCAAATGTAACCGAAAAGGTTACAAGCGTAAACCATTATTAACGCAACATTTAAAATAGGGGTTGTAATCAGTAAACCTTGGGTTTACATTGAGATCTCAACTTGCCTACAGGGAATACAGATGTCACGAGTTCCATTCAATCGACGAATAGCGGAATTACGTCTTGCGAGAGGACTTAGCTTGCGGCAGATGGCTATTGACCTTGAGCAGTACGGCGTCAAAGTTTCTCACAACGCGATAGCCAAATGGGAGGCTGAAAAGCTGGCAGGTTCGACGCGCCTTCCCAGTAAAGAGGTCATCGGTGCGCTGTGTAAACTTTTTAATGTAAAGCCGTCATTTCTCGTTGAAGAAATGTTCGCGGGCGTGAAATCTAAATCGGGATCGGGTAGAGCCGAAAAGATGCTGGACGTTGAGCTTTTGACAAACGAAGAGTTTGAGGCACTGTTAAAGGTTAAGGATTTATTTATAAAAGCAAGGACGCAAAAAACGGGAGAGAGATGAGAGAGTTAGACGATCACCTTTACATATCAAGGGAAGCTTCGCAATTTGTACGAAATACAATCGACAGAATCTACTTAGAGGACAACCACCATTGCTGCACTTCAAGTCAATTTGAAATCTGGCACATTGGCGATTGTTGTCCTTATCGTTGTGGCTGCGATGAAGCCGACAGCCAAGGGCAAAGACTTTTTTGCGGCGATTTTTGGGAGCAATCAAAAATTCTAGATCTTACAATGCGCGGCAATGATTTTTTGTCTGTCTTAAAGTCAAGGGGCGCAGCAAGTTGTGTGATTGAAACTCGTAAAACTCATATCGTTTGGGGGCATGACAATCGGATTTACAACTTAGCTATCCCTGAACATTTGAAAGATGAATTGGTGCTCGCCGCTAAAGCGCAAGGGCTTTACAGCCGGCCGCCCGTGTTGCGCGTCTACACAAACACTCAGGCCTCTGCTTAAATTAACGTAAAACTTTATGTAACCAAAAGGTAGACAACGATTACATAAATCGGTTACGCTCTTTTTTCAACATGAAAAGAGAGATGAACGATGGACGCACAAAGAAACGAAGCAGTAAGCCCCTCCCATAACGAACCCAACCTCGATGTACTAGCCGAACAGTGGCTTCAGCAGAAAACGCTGGAGGACAATTGCAAAGCTCGTCGAATTGAAATTGAGCAGCAGATGATCCCTCATCTTGCAGCGCGAGCAGAAGGCTCGCAGACAACCGAAACCACTTTCGGTCGAAAGATCAAGCTAACCACCAAGAACAACTACAAGCTCGATGACGTTGCCTTGCAAGCAGTGCGCGATAGCGTGCCGGCCAACATGCTCCCGCTAAAGCTGACGCAAACGATCGACGTTGCGCGCCTTAAATATCTTCGCAACAACGAGCCAACCACTTATCGCAAGATCGCGAGAGCATTCTCGCACTCCCCTGCTAAGCCCAACATTTCAATCACTGGGGGTGAGATCTAATGGCTATCGACCTATCTGCAATCAAAAAGACTAGCGGCCTCAAGCCACCATCAATGATCGTGTTCGGCTCTGCCGGCGTCGGTAAAACTACGTTCGCGGCTGCCGCGCCTAACCCTGTGTTCCTGCAAACGGAAGCCGGCGAAGGTGCGTTAGAGCTGTCAGCATTTCCGCTCATCAAAACATACGACGAGCTCATCGAGGCCATCACCGCGTTGATAGAGCATGAGCACGATTACGGCACGCTTGTGCTCGACAGCCTGGACCACCTAGAGCCGTTGATTTGGAAGAAGGTCTGCCAGGTCGAAGGAAAGAAATCGATTGAGGAATTCGGGTACGGCAAGGGTTATGTCTTTGCGCTTGATTACTGGCGCGAGTTCTTAGCCGCGATCAACTCACTTAGACATCACAAGAATATGTCGTTGATCTTGCTCGCGCACACGCACATTCGCCCGTACAACTCGCCTGATACAGAAGCCTACGACCGCTACGAAATCAAGCTGCACGCAAAAGCCAGCGGCCTGATTCAAGAGTCAGTCGATAGCGTGCTGTTCGCGAAGCACAAGATCATCACGAAGAAAGAAGACAAAGGATTTAACCAGACAAGGGTGCGCGGTATTAGCACTGGCGAGCGCGTGCTTTGCACCACCGAGACGCCTGGTTACATCGCAAAGAATCGATATGGCTTGCCTGATGAGATCGACCTCACCTGGGCAGCCTTCGAGCAAGCAATCACTACAGCAACAAGCAAGGAGAAATAGAAATGGCGTCATTAAGTTTTAATGCAGAAGATTTTGTCGAAGAGCAAAGGTTTGAGCCGATCCCAGAGGATCTGTACAAGGCCGTAATAATCGATTCGGAAATGCGAAAGACCAACGCAGGAACCGGCAGCTATTTGATGCTGAAGTTCGAGGTGCTTGAAGGCGCGCACGCGGGTCGATGGGTGAAGACCAATCTAAATTTAGACAACCCAAACAGTAAAGCTGTCGAGATTGCGCAAAAAGAGTTGAGTTCGATTTGCCGCGCGCTTGGCAAAAAGTCTATTTCAGACAGCGAAGAGCTGCACCATAAGGCGATGATGATCAAGGTTGCAATCCAGCCTAGCCGCGGAGAATACGGGCCCAGCAATCAGATCAAAGCGTACTCGCCAGCCGATCAATTGCAGGCTGTCGCGACTCCTGCTGCCGCACCCTCTGCGGCTCCTGCCGCGGCCGGCAAGAAGCCCTGGGAGTAACCATGGTTGCTTTACCAGAACCAGCAACTACTACTCTCAACGCCGTCGAGCGAGCGGGTGAGAAGGGTCAGGCCACCGATGGTGGCCGGGCTCATCTTGGCGGCAGCATCATTGGGCGCGAGTGTAAAAGAGAGCTGTGGTTCAGCTTTCGATGGGGAACCATCGTGACGCACAAGGCCAGAATTTTACGGCTGTTTGCACGCGGCGCTCGAGAAGAGGATTGGTTCAATCACCTACTCACTCAGGCCGGTGTGACGGTGTGGGATGTTGACCCTGATACCAAGCAGCAGTTTAGGGTCGAGGCCGTTGGCGGTCATCTAGGAGGTGCTCTAGATGGTGTATTGATGGGGCTGATCGAAGCCCTGCAAGTACCACACGTTAGCGAACAAAAGACGCACTCTGCAAAAAGTTTTGAGGATGTGGAAAAGAAAGGCGTCTTTAAATCTAAGCCAGAACACTATGCGCAGATGCAAGTTTATATGCACCTCATGGAGCTGCCCTGGGCGCTGTACCAGGCGGTGAACAAGAACAACGATGCGCTTTATTACGAGCGTGTCGAATACGACAAGCCCGCTGCGGAGGCATTGATACGCAAGGCTGAGCACATCATCACAAGCGATCGACCGCCTGAAGGCATCAGCACCGATCCCTCATTCTACAAGTGCAAATTCTGCGACCACGCTTTCTTGTGCCACGGCTACCAAACGCCGGCACTGAGCTGCCGCACCTGTGCTTTCGCGACAGCAGAGGTCGATGGTGATTCGAGGTGGTCATGTGCAAAGCATAAGAAAGATATTGGCGTAGAGGATCAGCGCCTGGCGTGTGACAAGCACCTGTTCATTCCTGAGTTGTTAGAGCCCTGGGCTGAAGTGTTAGACGGCACTGAAGAGCACGTCAGCTACAAGAACAAATTAACCGGCCATGAGTTTGTCAACGGCTGGGGCGGCTACTCGTCGAAAGAAATCAGCCGCGCCCGGGACGTGAACGCAATCGGAGATCCAGACATTGATCACTGGAAAGAAAGTTTTCAAGCGGAGGTAATAGGGTGAGCAAAATATTTGTGCAGATAGAAAGCGACGATATGGATCGTTTCCTGGCGAATCAAGAAGAGATCGCCGAAACGCTGTCGCGACTTCTCGCAATAGCAGAAGAGTTGATTGATGCGGCGAACGATCAAGCCTAAGCCAAGCACCAAGAAGCTTGTATTCAAGTGGCCTCGCCAAAGCTGCGGCTATTGCAGCCACTTAATTTTTAACTGGTGCGAGGTGTTTGATTCAGACGTGCCGGCGTCATTCAAGAATGAGGAAAACAGTTGCGAGCATTTTTGTGAGGCTATGAGTCCATGAAGTATTCGTCAGATTTTTACAAACAGTGCGCTGGTTGCGGCGGCTGGATAAGAAAAAGGACAACCCTTTGCCGGGTGTGTCAGCGGTCGAAAAGCATCGATCTTGAGTATTTAAGTTGCAGGCATGCGGACAGATGGGTCAGAGCCAAGTGGCGCAAAGGAAATTTTGATGAGCATGAGGAAAAACAATATGAGCGAGCCCTTCAAGAAGCAGGTTGGTGGTGATCATTACAAAGGTTTTGCAATCGAACCGATTCGGTTCTGCCAGAAAAATGGCTTAGGCGCTGCGGAAAGCAGCATCGTTAAGTACGCCTGCCGCTGGAAGCGAAAGCACACCGGCAACCTGGATGATCTCAGGAAGATTATTCATTACGCAGAGCTGCTGATCGCGATGGAATTAGAAATCCCTGATGCGCGCGAAGAAGACGAGTTTAGAAGCGAACGAAAATTCAAGACGTTCAGCGATGAGACGGATATTGTGAGAGTTGAAGATGTTTAAACGTAGACGATGGGGTGATAACCCCGCGGAAGAAAACACGGTTGCAAGAATTTTTGTTACGATTTTAGTTGTGTCAGGATTTGCGATTATCATTGGTGCATTGCTATGATCGCTGTCAGCAGAGACAAATTAGCGAAAGACATCGGCGTCACGCCAGATACGATCAGAGGATGGCAAGATCGCCACTTCCAGAAAGGCGTACACTACACAGTTGTTGGTAAGACTACGCTTTACTATTTATCCGACATTGAAACCTGGTTGGTTTCTCGAAAAAGTAGGGTATCGTAAACAGGGTATCAAAACTATAAACCCTTATTTTTAATGGCTTAAACTACCTAGTTCGATTCCGACCCCAGCCTCCAGTCACCCCCATTTCTATTGGCCTCACAGCCACCCCCTCTTGCAACGCCCCGTAAAACCTAGTTATATGCTCTTTCATGGGTTTTCATGTTTTTGTGTGTTGATCACCCTCAAACCCGAAACAGGGTACGAAAAGGGTATATTAAAACTGGAAGGGTATTGCATGAAAGGATACGGTAAAAAAGAACCTGGTCAATACAGTTACGGTGCTGGATTACGTTTACATGTTGGTAAAAAAGGTGTGTCGAGTTGGCACTTTAGAGTTCAGTCCAATGGGAAAGATACAACAACCATCATTGGTGCAGCCAATAGTCACAACAACGAACGATGGGCGCGTAGCCAAATTGAATTAATGAAGGATGGACAGCACGTTAATTCAGGCACTCTGGGTCCAGCCATGAAGAACTGGGCAGATTCAAAGCTAAAGACTAAGCGCTGGTCTGAGCGTCACCATGAAAAAACTACCGAGAGGATTAAAAAGCACTGTGGGAAATTGCTTGAGGTAAAAGTTAGTGACCTGACTAGGCCGATGATCGTCTCTCACCTAGAAACAATCGATGATATTGATTCCGCTGGGCGCGTCTACTCATGGATTCAAGAGTGTTTAGAGGTGCTGGTAGATTCAGGCACTCTTACCTTCTGCGTTTTAGGGCGGAAGCCTCAGACTTTGACCCTTCCTAAAAGTGCCAAGAATCGTCAGAAATCTTATGAGGGAGATTACGAGCAGCTTAAAGAACTGTATCGTGCAATTAAACTGTCTGATGCAACGAGGAGTGTTCGGTTAGCGGGGCAAGTTTCGATTTTATCTGGCCTTCGGCTTGGTGAAATCGTGCAGATGCGGACGGAGTTTGTGCATACAGACCGAGTGATTATCCCAAGACAATTGATGAAGGTTAAGGATCACTGGCGAAAAGACTACCAACTCCCTTTACTTGGCGAATTGTCGATTGTTGTTAATGAAGCTTTGCAAACTGCTCAGGAAGGTTGGTTGTTTGTTAACCCGAAAACAAATCGTCCTATTAGTCTTGAGGCTGTTGAAAAACAGTTTAGGTTGCTAAGCCAGCGAAAGCATGTTCCGCATGGCTCCCGTACAAGCCTGCGCACTTTCGCTTTAGAAGAGCTCAGGGTACGCGAGGCTGTCGCAGAATCTTTGCTGGATCACGCGACATCAGATGGCGCAGCACAGCACTACGACGTGACCCAGTATTACGATGAGCGCCAAGAAGTATTAACTGCTTGGTGTGATTTACTGACCCATTAAGCCCATCTGAGCTGAGTTCAAATTAGTCGGGGCGATGTCTGCACCGAATCGACCAGACATTGAACCGACGTTACCTGGGCTCGTTAAACCTCGACCAAGCATTGGCAACAATTCAGGCAGCAAACCTGGAGCGTGGCGCTTAATAGAATCGATCATCGTACCCTGTCCTAAATCTGCGAGAATTTTCGGCAATAAATCTGGACTTGTTTCCGTCATAACTCTAGCTATTTCAGCAGACGCTGAGCGCAGGGCTTCATCAGACAGCGTTTGGTTGTTTTCTCGCAAGCTAGACATAATTAAATCCATGCCAGAATTTGGGATATTCACCGATCGATCCGCATCGTTGCGCATACGGCGCATTAGCTCTGATCTCTGTGCAGTCATACTGTTGGCACCAGCCCGTTCAGTCACGGCCATGTTGCTTTCGCGACCCAGGTTATCCATAAACACGTCGAACGATGCATCGCCATCTTTGCCGCTGGGGAAAGCTAAGCGCAAAAGTTGCTGACGCCTTTCCGTCTTCATAACATTTCGCGCGGTATTTGCTGACTCTACACTGTTGTTAAATTGATCTTGTAGATTCTGCAAAGCTCCTAATCGAAAAGCCTCTTTTTCACTTTTGCTCATGCGCATCAGGTCTGCCGCTAACTCATCGGTATCCTCTGAAAGAAGCCCTCGGCCCCTCTTCATTGCTTCCATCACACTGCTGTCGCCCGCGTACAAGTTTCTTGCTCTCGCATACATTGGATTAGCAGTGTCGAGCAAGTCTAAGAATTCAGATCTCAGGTCACGCACTGCGTTAATTTCAGTGGCGCCGACTCCTTGAGATGGCATTTTGGGGAATGCCACATCATCCAAGCCTTGTTTCATGTAATGTAAGAATCGAGTGTTGATTGCAGATACAGGGCTTCCTTCAGCGTCAACGATTCTGCCGTTAGGCGTTATGCGAAGCTTCATAGCCACAGGATCTTTTTGATTACCCGCGATGCGAACAGCATTTTGATAAGCTTGTTGCATTGCTGGCGTCCTCATGAGCTCTTGCAGCTCTGCCGTTAACGGAACATCAAGCTTATTAGCTTCGCCATACAGCTTATCGGCAGTGCTTGATCGACCAGCCTTCATGGCCTGGAAGTCGTTGTAAAAATTAGCTCTCTGGCCAAAGGCATCTTGCAAGATAGTACCGAGTCGCGCGTTCCTGCCTTTCATTCTCTCTTGTAAGAATCGATTGGCGGTTGCTTTCCCGGGCCCAGGCATGGCGGCTAATACATCAATCAGTGCCTGCGTGTTAGTTCCGATATCAGCAAGGGTTACATCTCTCCCGGCTTGTTGGCCGATGTATGCGATAGCCTCATCGACAGACATACCATCGGCTTCGATTTGTTCTATTAGTGTTTTTCTAGCCAGGTTAACGCCTTCTCGGCTTGCCTGCTTGCTGCTCGATTTAAACAAGGCATTGTAAGCAGGGCTTATTAACCTTTTACCCACTTGATCTAATCCAAGTTGCGCGCCAGCACCAAGTACAGCTCCCGCTCCTGCTCCTGAGGCCCTATCCTCAAACCCGCCTTCGCCTGCGGCAAAACCAGAGATAGCACCTGACCCAGCAGCTTGACCGCCTCTCATTAAGGCAGTTCTACCAGCGCCCACTCCTCCGTAAATCAAACCTCCCGCCATTTCTAAGCCAAGCGCTGTTTTTGGGTTATCTTCTCTGAACTGATTAGTAGTTCTACGTTCCAGCCCAATGCCCACATCGCCAGCAGACAAATTTGCATCTGGATATTGCTGATTTAAAGACGTGGCTAGCATCGACGCATCGCCTCCAACTAAAGACCGTATGTAGCCCATCGCCTCGTCAGACGAGCTCATAGAAGCACCCTGCAAAATAGCAGTTATATATCCTGGCGCTAAAGACCCATCTTCAATAGCTCTTACTAGCTTTGGGCCTAGATCCGTTTTAAAACCTTTTTTTTCTTGCTCTTTAAGGTCTTGGTAAAATTCGTCGATATAGTCTTGAGCATTACGTTGCACTTAAACAGCTCCTATAAATTTGGAATTAAGTTGTTTGATTTTGGCTCTCTATTTTGCAAAGCGCCCAATCTAGCTTTCATTTCAAAAACAGCCTTCTTTTTGAAATCTTCGCTATTTTGGATTTCCAAAATCATTCGATCTAATTGTTGCCGATACGCTAAAGGGTCAGACCTAAATAAATCTCGATTGGCGTCCTCAAAAGCCATCAACGCTTTAGCTATCAGCTCTTGCCTATCCAACTTCAACTTTATTGTATCTATTAGTATTTTGTTGCCTTCGGGCGTTTTAGAAAGCCCTGGCGCTGAGTCTAATATCAACTGCAAGTCTGTATCAGTGGGGTTTGACCCTAACGATTTAACTAAAGGCAGTGCAATACGATTCGATATTGCTCCAAACACCAGTTCAGGGGTGGGATCGGCTACGTTTAGGCCGAGATCAATGCCTAAATTTCTTGCTTCAGCCAGAAAACCTTGAGCAAAACCAGTTTGAGCTCCAGCATCAATCAATGAGCTTAATTGGTTTAAGCTTGCTCTCTGCGACCCTATATCGGACATTCCGTTATAAATAGGAGTTGTTATCCCATCTATTCTTGTAATCGCTCGCTCATCGATTTTGGTGTTTCTGGTAGCGGCGCTTTCTCTATCCGAATCAGCTTGTTTTTGTTGACGCCTAAACGCTTCTAATGAAACTGGGCCAGGCGGCAAAGCGTATGGAGGAGACCCAGGAGGCAATTGATTTAGAGCTTGTTGTGCCGTATTTAAAGCATTTCCACGTTGATCCATAACTCGATTGTATTGTTGTAATTCTGATGGCAATTGGTAAGGACTGCTTACCTCACCCGTCAGTTTATTTGTTTGTGTTGGGTTGCCGTAATCGTCATATTCAATATCGCTTTGCCTGTTAACAGCAAGTTCGCGCAATTCATCAAGCCCCAAGTTATTAACGACCTCAGCGTCCATGCCTTGATTGGTAAAATAGTTTTGCAACTGCTGTCGATTTGCAGCGTTTAAGAAAGTTTTGGCCTGGTCTTGCTGCATATCCCTAATCTGCATTTTCTTAACTACAGACCTAAGAGACTCACGCATACCAAGTCTTTCTTGAATAGGATTGAGAACCCCGTTCTTAAAAACATTACCAAAAGCTTGACCAATGTTTTCGGGCTTTTGAAACTCGTACTGACTCATGTCTGGTTGCATACCAGGGGTCAATAACGAATTTTGAGCCTGATTAAGAAGGTATTGTTTCCGAAACTCTTCCTGTTCTTGTGAAGATAACGAGTTGAAATCAAACTCAGCCATACGGTCCTCTCAAAGATTGTTGCGCGGTATTTAAAAAGTTAGGATTTTGATTAACAAAGCCGCCTGTTGGCGCAAAAGGAACAGGTTGAAAAGGGTTTTCTAGCATTGCCGGCAGAGGAGCCGCCCTGCCAGATAACGCACTCGGGTTATCTGCTAAGAATTTCTTATATTCTTCAGGTGATTTGGTCAGAGCCTTCAAATGATCAAGGCCAGATGTTGCCGAAAAAAAAGACATCGGATCGCTTACGGCAAGGTCCATTTGCCGACCAATGTCTTCACCTTCGCTTTTCAAGCCGCCAAGCACGTTCCCCATGCCGTTAGCTGCATTCGCACCTAAGTTGCTTAAAAACTCAAACATTTAAATTTCTCCTTTTAACCGCTTGACGGAAAGCCAATGCTTGTTGATCGACCGCTTGAGTTGCTCATAGTCGGGTTGGGCAACATGCCGGCGCCAGACCGTAAAACATCAAACATTCGGAATGGGTGGTTCTGCTGATCTTGGAAACGGCGATATTGGTCGTCCATGATCTGCTGCGCAAACTGCTGCTGTTGATTACCGACACCCTGCATCTGCTGCGCGTCTGCAAACGTCATGGCGCGCTGATCTTGACCTAATTGACCAAGCATCCCAGCGCCTGCCAATCTCTGTTGAGCACCCTGCAAACCAGCGTTCTGATTGGCCAGTTGAGCGCGCATCCTGTTATCGACGTTGCCAAATTGGCGGTCGATATCTTGTTGGTTTTGATTGAAGCCCATTTGCTGATTAGCAAGGGCCGCTTGCATTGCAGCGTCTTGGTTCTGAAAACCATACCGTTGAGCGTTGGCTTGATTTGCGAGCGCCGCTTGCATTTGAGCTTGCTGATTAGCTTGAGCGGCTTGACTACCAAGCTGCTGTCTTGCAAATTGATTGGCCTGATTCGCTTGGCTCGCATTTGCTCTCAAAGATTGAGTTTGCAACAGACCTTGGTTTGCAGCCTGACCGGCTGTTAACTGAGCTTGCTGATTTGCTAGCTGAGCTCGAAGCCCGGAGTCCTGGTTCATCTGCTGTCGCGACAAACTGTTCTGCGCATTGGCCTGCTGAGCGCTCATATTTTGCGCCTGATTCGCGAGCGCAAAAGCTTGCTGAGAATCTTGATTGCTCATCATGCGCTGCAAGTTTTGCTGGCGCGCCTGCAAGCTAGCATCTTGGTTGATTTGACCGCCGCGCAATGCTCTATCAGCATCTGAACTGCTGGTCTGTTGGTTAGCAAGAGCCGCTTGGAGATTGGCTTGTTGGTTAGCTTGCCCACCCCGCAAACCCAACTCAGCGTTCGATTGGCTCGCTGAAAGTCCAGCTTGCTGGTTTGCGAGAGCCGCCTGCATGTTGGCGTCTTGGGCCGACAATCCTGACTGCAAGCCGAGTCGCGCTGCTTCTGTTTGGCCTTGCAGACCGAGCTGTGCGTTTGCTTGGCTAGCTGCCAAGCCACTCTGCTGGTTCGCTAACTGACCTTGCATATCAAACTGTTGATTTGCTCTCGATGCGTCAGACCTTCTAGCCAGGTCTGCCTCGGCAAGTCGCGCAGCCGACTCGAAGCCTTGCGATCTTAGAGCCGAGGCAGTTTTAGCTGATTGCTCTAATGCTGACCTGTTGTTTTCTGCATCAAGAATTGCTGCCCGATCTCCGCCAAATGCGCCTGCTGAAATTGCGCTAGACGCATTCTGATTCTGCTGCATTTTTCGAGCGCGTTCGATGTCACCTAGCGCGCTGTCGATCACACCAGTCTGATACTGGTTCATGTAGTCGTTTAGATTGGCATCTTTAAATTGAGCCGCGCTGACGCGCTCTGCATTAACATCATTTGAAGTGACTGTCCCTGGGTTAATTGCACCGACCTCTACAGCGTCTATGCCCCGGACATCGCCCGCATTCACACGCCCTACATTAATGGCGCTGGGCGCCTGTACCTGTTGCGCATCTCTTGCTGATGGCCCAGGCCCAAGCAAACCAAGAGGGCCAATATCCTGCGACTGCTGCTGCTGTTCTCGAATACGGCCAGGATCATTAACTGTCCCTGATCTAACTGCGTCAAACCCAATGTTTGTATCAACATTACCAAC